AAGAGCTTATGCCGATTAAAAGGCCAGACATGAATAACGGGTTCGACCTAACACCTGATTTAGGTTTTAGTCCGTTGCCAATGCGACCAGGTCCTCATATTCAACCTGTTGGCGGAGGTGGCATAGGTCAGTATCTTCAGCCGATGATTAGACAGATTAACAGCCATTACCAGCAAAACGAGGTGCAACCGTTTGTGCAAGAGGTGACAAGTCTAGCAAACGAACGGTTTCCTAATGCGTTTGGCGGTGGAGGCATGGGGGTAGGGGCGTTACTCCAGCAACAACGTCCTATGCCAACACAGGACATCTTCTCAGGTGTTTCGGGTGCGGCTCTTGGTTTGTTAGCTGCGAGGTAGCGATGCCACTCAAGAAGGGGTCCTCTCAAACCACGATTAGCTCCAACATTGGCAAGCTAAAAGACGAAGGTTATCCGCAGAAGCAAGCGGTGGCTATTGCATTGAACAATGCAGGTAAAAAGAAATATGCATCTGGCGGCATGGTAAACAGCCGTTTCAGCAGGATTGCACGTCCTCAAAGGTTTTCTGGAGAGTTTTGATGTGCGTACTTGTGTTCGTTGCATACGGACACATGTGGGTAAACGGATACGGTAGTTGGTTTTATAAAGCCTGTCAGTACGACTGCGGCTCGAACCGTTACGGATATTATGATAGAGTGTATCGCGTAGACCCAGATTATCAGTGTCCTGTGAGGTTTCGTAAAGATGATTGATCCTGTTACAGCGGTTGGGTTGGCGACTTCCGCATTCAACGCCATCAAGCAAGGTATTTCTGTTGGACGTGATCTGCAAGATATGTCTGGTCAGCTTTCTCAGTGGGGCAAGGCGTTCAGCGATTTTTCCTACGCCGAGGACAAAGCTCAAAACCCTCCGTGGTATAAGTTTAAGGGTAGTGACGAAGAGACGGCGTTACAAATCTTTGCCCAGAAAAAGAAAATGGAGCAGATGCGTAACGACATTAAGTCGTTTATTAGCTGGAATTATGGGCCTTCTGCGTGGGAAGAGGTTCTTTCTATCGAGGCCAAAATGCGAAAACAGCGTAAAGAAGAGTTGTATCGCAAGGAGGAGTTGAAAAGAAAGATCGTAGAATGGATTGCTGGTTTATTAGCCGCTGCAATTGGTATCGCGGTAATGGGTTTCATACTCTGGTTGATTGGGAAAGGCCAAGGCCGATGGTAAATGCGACTTGTGCAAGCAGGTAGGATGCGTTGGATTGTATATGATGCTCGAGGAAAGATTGTGATTATAACACATCATCGCAAAATAGCCGAGTGGGTTATTCAAAGGGGCGGATATGTCTGACGGGCTGACGGGTGTAAGCAATATGCCATTCAATGTGGGCAGTGACATACACGCCCAAACGAGGGCGCGTGAGCGCATAGAAACGCATTTGGTGGAGCAGAGGGTAGAAAAAGAACATAGGGCCAACCACAGCCACTTAGAGGCGCTCCAGAAGCAAAGATTGGACTTACAGGAAAGTTATGATAAGTTTGGGCGCAAGACTGTGGCGGATAGGCCGCAGGGAACGAAGTTAAACATAGAGGTGTAACATGTCAAATACCTTTGAAAAAATACTGCAATATAAACTTATGCCCCGTTTCATGATGATTGTTATGACGATCATGTACATAAAAGTTATAAACTGGGGGATGAGCTTGGATGACTTGTCTACGCAGCAATCTGCGATGATATCAGTGGTTAGCGGGGCGATGACAGGAACCATAGCCGTTTGGCTGGGGTCTGAGAAATGAGTATCTTTACTGCTGCATTAGGTCCATTAGCCAATCTTGCAGGATCATGGTTGCAAGGTAAGGCAGACAAAAATGCCGCCGCTGCGGAGCTAAAGCTAACGGAGGCGAAAGCGAAGGCCCAGATATTATTGTCTGAAAAGACAAGCGTAGCCGACTGGGAGCGCATTATGGCAGAGGGTTCTAAATCAAGCTGGAAAGACGAATGGTTCGTAATTGTCCTGTCTATTCCCCTTGTTTTGGCATTTATTCCAGGTGCAGAAGGTTGGGTTGATCGTGGTTTTGCCCAACTCTCCAAAGCGCCAGACTGGTATTTTTATAGTTTAGGTATCGCTATTTCAGCGAGTTTCGGTGTGAGAGGGGCAACTGCCCTGTTTAAGAGGAAGTAATGGAAAACTTAAAACTACCTATTGTACTTGTTATGGCTATGGCGGCACAGCTTGCAGGAGGTGTTTGGTGGGTTTCACAACAGGCGGCAACGATTTCAAGTCTTGAAGAAACAGTAAGCCAGCTTGGCTCTAAAATGGCTATTGAAGACAACATAAACTTAAAACGTGATGTACAGTCCAACGCCAAAGAGATTGACGATGTTTGGGATGACATGGAAGATGTTTGGGATGAACTGTCAAACTTAGCTAACTCTATCGGTCAGGTCACTAAATTGCAGCAGCGTGTAGCTGTAATTGAAAGTGAGCTTAAATATATTTCCCGCGATCATAATGGGGTCATGGATATGAGAGGCAACGGAAGATGAGCAACGCAATGAAAGCCTTACAGCAACGGTGCGGGGTATCCGCAGACGGAGCATTTGGTCCCAACACTGCTAGAGCAATCGTTGAGCATTACGAGTTATCACCAGAACGTGGGGCGCATTTGCTGGGTCAATCGGCGCATGAGAGTGGTTACTTCAAGCACACAGAGGAAAATCTTAACTATTCAGAGGGCGCGTTGAACCGTGTGTTCCGCCGTTATTTTGGTGAAGGCAAAGAGGATGCTTCTAAGTACGCTCGAAATCCGCAGAAGATTGCTAATTATGTATACATGGATGAGCATCGATCAAAAAAGGGTGCGCTCGGAAATGTTGAGGAAAATGACGGCTGGGCTTTTCGAGGCCGAGGATTTTTACAATGCACGGGCCGTACAAACTACCGAAAGTTTGCATCGGAAATGCGTTTGCCTGATGTTATGAAAGACCCTGATCTTGTAGCTACAGAGTATGCTTTTGAAAGCGCATACTGGTTTTTCAAACGTAATGGGTTGTTTACGATTGCGGACAAAGGTGTCAATGACGAGGTGATCACAGAGGTTACGCGACGTGTAAACGGTGGTACTCATGGTCTTGATGATCGATTAGAAAAAACCAAAAAGATATATGAATGGGTTAGGAGAACATAATGCCTACAATTATGATTAGTATATTACCTGACGGCATTCCTGTGGATAAGATGGAAGAAGATGACAACGGGAATAGTTGTCCTTTACCCACCCAGGATTACGAACTCAATGATATGAATCGACAGGTGGCGATAGATGAATATGGCTATCGTGAGCCAAACACTTCGGTGGCTTTTCGCAACGATGAAAGTTGTGGAACGTGTGGAATGTATAACCAGACAGAGGATATGCAGGAGTGCATTGGAGACGAGTCTGGAGAAACAGGCTATTGCCAACTTCTCAAATTTGTGTGTAATAGTGAAAACACATGTGATGAGTGGGCAGAAGGTGGTCCAATCACATCCGACTTACAAGAGGAATATAAGGACAACCTATAATGGATGTTGTCGATTTGGCAAAACACCTGTATAAGAAAATTGAAGAGCGGCAAAAAGATATCGGAGCGGCTCTTTCTCACGGTTCTGTAAAAGACTGGGAGCAGTATAAAATGTCTGTAGGGGAGATACGGGGCCTCGCTTACGCTAGAGAAGAAATCAAGACCCTGCTGGAGAGAAACGTAGACGATGTCGAAGACTTTATATCTTCCTGACCATGTCGCGCAGAAAATGAACAAAGAGAAAGACGCTGCTAAAGCTGAAGTCTCTGGTGTTGCAGTTGACAGCGCATATGTAAATGCACAGGACCGCGTACTAGATCCATCCCTTTTAGAAAAACCGTTACTCGAACGATTGCCGCAACCAACTGGTTGGCGGCTTTTAGTTATGCCGTATCAAGGTAAGGCTAAAACTTCGAGTGGCTTATACATCCCTGACGAAGTTCGAGAACGAGAATCGATTGCTACGGTAGTCGCGTACGTTCTGAAGTTAGGGCCGTTGGCATATAAGGATCCGAACAAGTTTGGACCCGACGAAGCACCTTGGTGTGAAGAAGGCCAATGGGTTTGTATAGGCAGGTACTCAGGTTCTCGTTTTAAAATCGACGGCGGTGAAGTCCGCATCATCAACGATGATGAGGTTATTGCTACGATTTTGGAGCCAGACGATGTGAAACAAGTATAGGGCAGGATTATGGCTGAAGAAAAGCAAGAGATTGAAGAACAAGAAGTTGTTCTAGAAGAGCAGCAAGAAGAACCTAAGTCGGAAGAAAAGGCGCAAGTAGCCTCGGCGGAAGGCGAAGGTGAACTTGAAGAGTACGGTGAGAAGGTACAAAAGCGTATTAAAAAACTCACTGAGCGTTATCGCAATGAACAACGAGACCGCGAAGAAGCGGTACGGGTGGCGCAGAAGCTATTGGATGAAAACAATAAGCTGAAGGGTCGAGTTCAACAGTTAGATAGTGGATATCTAAATGAGTATGGTAACCGACTAACCACGCAAGAAGAAGCGGCAAAACGTGCGTATAAACAGGCATATGAGTCTGGAGATTCTGACGCAATGCTCGCCGCGCAAGAGCAGATTGCTCAGATTGCGATTGACAAACAACGGTATGGCGCGGCAAAAACTCGTGTTGAACAACAGCAAAAAATGCAGGTTCAACAGCAACCGCAGCCACAACAACAAGCCCCTGTGCAACAGGCTCAAGCCCCTGCAAAGGTTGATCCAAAAGCAAAAACATGGGCAGAAAAGAATGAGTGGTTTGGGAATGATGAGATCATGACCACTGCCGCATTCACAATACATCGTAGACTTGTCGAGGAAGAGGGGTTTGACCCGAACACCGATGAGTATTATACTGAAATAGATGGTCGTATTCGTTCGGAGTTTCCGCACAAGTTTAATACGGCTAAGAAATCGGGTGGAAATCAGGTCGCTTCTGCTGGTAATTCCGCATCCCGCACTAACAAACAGGGGCGCAGGTCGGTCAAGTTATCGCACTCTCAAGTCGCGATTGCGAAAAAACTGGGCGTACCTCTCGAAGAATACGCCAAGTATGTAAAGGAGTAATATCATGGCTGACACAAGAGCACCGCGCAAAAGCGCAACACGCGAAACTGAAACGCGCAGAAAACCATGGGCACCGCCCAGTCACTTAGCCGCACCTCCTGCACCTGAAGGGTTTGTGCATCGTTGGATTCGAGTCGCAATGCGCGGCGAAGAAGACAAGATGAACGTGAACTCCAAGTTGCGTGAAGGTTGGGAACCCGTCCGTAAAGACGAGTACCCAGACTACGAGGCTCCAACTATCGACGATGGTCGGTACGAGGGCGTCATCGGTCAAGGTGGTCTGATGTTGTGTCGCATTCCTGCCGAAACAGCCCAAGAAAGAAACGAGTATTACGGGGGCCGAACCCGCGAACAGATGGTAGCTGTAGATCAGGACCTTATGAAGGAACAACATCCTTCAATGCCGATTAATCAAACTCGGCAAAGTCGTGTAACCTTCGGTGGATCAAGACGAGACACCGAATAATTTAGAGGATTGCTACTATGGCAAACACTAACGGTGCATTCGGGCTTCGCCCGATTGGCGTAGTCGGTCAGGCTACGAACACCACTGGTGCGACCGAGTATCGTATCGCCTCTGGAAACACTAACGCGATCTATCAAGGTTCTCCTGTTATCCCGCTTTCAACTGGCTTTATTGACATTGTTGGCGCGGCTGCTGGAGGCACTGTGGGTCTTTTAGGTGTGTTCTGGGGATGCGAATACGTTTCGTCCACTACTGGTGAAACTATTTTTTCCAATAACTGGCCTGGTTCTGGCGCGGATTCTAATCATCCTGTCAAAGCCTTCGTGTATGACAACCCAATGCAAACATTTGTTATATGTTCAGACGCTTCACTTACTAGCGAAGCAACTGCGCGTGGGCATGTGTTCGCAAACGCAAACTTTGCAACGGCTGCTTCTGGTTCTTCTACCACAGGTATCTCATCTGCTAAGTTGGGTGTTAGCACAATCGCCACCACCGCTGCGCTGCAACTGCGTATCATCGGAATCCAAGATGATCCAGAAAACAGCGACTTCACAGCGGCTGGTATCCCTGTAATCGTTCGATTGAATAACAGCTTCAACTCCGCCAATGGTGCGATTGTTGCTGGTACTCCATCGACTACTGGCGTATAAGGAGACTAACTTATGGCTATCTCTCGCGCACAACTAGCGAAAGAGTTGGAACCTGGTCTCAACGCCTTGTTCGGTATGGAGTACAGTAGGTACGAAGACCAACATGCAGAGATTTACACAACAGAATCTTCTGATCGAGCATTCGAAGAGGAAGTAATGTTGAGTGGTTTCGGCGCAGCACCAACCAAGTCGGAAGGTTCTGCAATCAACTACGACGACGCAAACGAAGCGTATACTGCTCGTTATAACCACGAGACTATCGCGTTGGCATTCTCGATCACAGAAGAGGCTATCGAAGATAACCTTTATGATCGACTAGGCTCACGTTATACTCGTGCGTTGGCTCGGTCAATGGCTCACACAAAACAAGTTAAGGCCGCTGCGGTTCTTAACAACGCATTTACTGCTGGCGCATCTGCTGGTGGTGACGGCAAAGCGTTGTGTGCAACTGACCACCCACTTACATCAGGTGGTACATTTGCCAACGAACCAACAACTGCGGCTGACTTGAACGAGACTTCTTTGGAAGACGCGTTGATCAGCATTGCAGGGTTTGTTGACGAGCGTGGTCTTAAAGTCGCGTTGCGCGGCACCAAGTTGGTCATCCCACGTCAACTGCAATTCGTTGCAGAGCGTTTGATGGTATCAAACTTGCGTGTTGGCACAGCCGACAATGACACTAACGCTATCCGTTCAATGGGTATGTTGCCAAACGGTTACGCCGTTAACGACTTCCTAACGGACCCAGATGCGTTCTTCGTCATGACAGACGCGCCTCGTGGATTTATCCACTTCGAGCGTACGCCAATGACTACTGGCATGGAAGCAGACTTCGATACAGGTAACATGCGCTTCAAAGCGCGTGAGCGTTACTCGTTCGGTTTCTCAGACCCACGCGCAGTATTTGGTTCGCCAGGTGCATAAATCTGTGCTATAGTGTAGGGGGTAATTTCATTTACCTCCTCCCTGATAGACTGGGGCTACTTCGGTAGCCCCTTTCTTTTTATCTGAAACTTCTGTATGGTTAATTTATCCCTGACAGTTGCATTGGGCGACTGACACTAGCCAAGACAGGAGATCAACATGGCTAATTCAACTTTTTCAGGTCCTATTCGGGCAGGAAACATTAAAAACACAACAGGAACTACTGTTGGTTCGGACATTGCCAACGTAGGTTATGTTGTAATGATGCAGACGCACACCATGGATCTTTCTGGTGGCGCGATTGCAGCGGGTTCGACTGACATGGTCATCCCAGCAAACTCAAAAATTATTGATTGTATTGTTGATCTATCAACAGCGGCGAATGCTACAACCAACATTAGCGTTGGTGACACCGTTGGTGGTGCAACTACAATCCTTAACACTTTGGCAACGGGCACAACTGCGGGTCTCAAGACTGTCACTACACAAGGTGGTGGGACAGGCGAGTGGGCTAACACAGGAACCTCGGATTTAAAGCTGACGGTTACAAACAGTGCAGCAACTACTGCGGGAGTTGCCGTAATTACAATCTTGTATGCACAGGCATATAACACTGTAATTCGTCCGTAAGGAGATAACTCATGGCTGGTCCAGTAACAGCGTATAATTGGGTTCAAGGGACATCGGCGGCTGTCGTTGGCCCATCTCGGTCACGTTTACGGCAGGTTGTAATTTACGCGGCGGCTGCGGGTGCTTTTACGTTGAAAAACGGAAGTGCAAGCGGGGACACTTTGCTAACGCAAAAGTTTCCTACAGGTCATCATGTAATGAACATTCCTGATGATGGCATCATTGCAAGTAGCGGTGTTTATGTCTCAGCGTTTACAGGATCGGCGAACGAACTCACCATTATCTTGTCGTAGGTGGCGAGATGGTTGGCAGTGAAGTAACATCGTTTTACTCACAAACTTCGGCAGCGTTGGTAACTCGACGCTGTCGCCTACAAGGTGTGCTTTTGACATATGAGTCTGGAGCCACTGGTCATGTTATACTTTACGACAACGCATCAGAAGCGTCAGGAAAAGTATTACTTAGAGTCGATGAAACTTCTCAAGGCATGGACGAAATATTTCTCCCTGGGGATGGTATACTAGCTAAAAAAGGTGTGTACGCTTCGATTCCTGCCAATACCACCATATCAGTGATTGTGGAGTAGTTATGGCTAAGATCGACAAAGATAAGATGAAATGCAACAAGCCAAAACGCCAAGTTTCTGGTGGCAAAAAGTTTGTCGTTAAAGCCTGTGACAAGGGAAAAGAAAAGATTGTCCGTTTTGGGGACGCCAATATGAAAATTCGAAAATCTAACCCCAAGGCTAGAAAATCATTTCGTGCAAGACACGGATGTGACAAAGGCACTCTTGATAAACTAAAGGCCAAGTATTGGTCATGCAAGCAGTGGTAAGTAGAATGGATAAGAACGTACAGCTTCTGTTTTGGGGCACAGGTTTAACATTAGGATCTGCGGGTCTTGTGTGGATGATTTCTACGTTACTTACGGTAGACAAACGCACAGAAGTCATGGACGTTAAAATAGATCATTTAGTTCAATCAATAGAGAGTTTGACAGAAAGGCAAGCAAGTTATGATCAGTCGTGGACAGATGCCCTTTCAAATCTCCAAACCTCCAGAGGAAATGACTAATGGCAAAAAAAGCAAAAACAAAAAAGGACGCGTGTTATCACAAGGTCAAAAGTCGGTACAAGGTTTGGCCCTCGGCGTACGCAAGCGGGGCGCTGTCCAAATGCCGAAAGGTCGGGGCCGCAAATTGGGGAAACTCTTCTAAGAAAAAACAAAAGAAGACTGATGGTGGGCTAGTAGCTTCGGTTGATAACCCCAAACGGACCACGCGCAATCGGTATAGAGATGGCGGAATGGTAGCTTCTGGCTGTGGTCAAGTCATGGAGGCTCGTCGTAAGGGGACGAAGTACGCATAATGGCGAAAAAGAAAAACTCTCTCCGCGAATGGTTTTCTCAGAATGATGGGAAGGGTTGGGTAGACTGTAAGACAGGTAAGCCGTGTGGTCGTCAAAAAGGGGAAAAGCGGAAGGGATATCCCGCTTGTCGTCCTACGATGGCTCAATGTACATCGGCAGCTAAAAAGAAAAAGTCGTCAAAACGGATTAGCTGGAAACAGAAAAAAGCCAATGGTGGGTTAGTGAGGGTGTTTTGATACAACAGTGGGCAGAAGAGTTATCGAAACCTACCGTTCATAACAACGGGGTAGCTGCCTGTCCCTTTGCTTTACCTGCTTATCAAAACCGTGAAGTAAAAATGCTCGTAACGGATGACCTATGGGCCGATGTCCTGAATGAGTCATCGAAGTTTTTTCGCACGGGTTACAAAGTCACTATGATTTTTGACTATGACTACGATAACGACTACGATCAACTAGAAGAAGAGTGTATGGCCCTGAACAAGTTTTTTACTTTTGCGGGTATTGATATATGGCTGTTGGCTTATTTGCGCGAACACGCCGTAGTTTTTATACAGCGTTGGAGCGAATTAGAAAACGCTGCTGCAAAGTTGGAAAAACTAGGGTATTATACAAACTATGATAAAGAGGATTACGAAAGACACATCTTAGCTCGGAGAGAAAGGAGACTCTGATATGCCTGGAATGATGCGTGGTGGGAAGAAAAAGATGATGCGCGGTGGCGCGGTCAGCAAGCCAAAGAAGAAAATGATGCGTGGCGGTAAAGTCAAGATGATGCGCGGCGGTAAGGTAAAGGGTAAAAAATGAGTTTTCCAGATTTAACAGGTGACGGCGAAGTCACAAAGAAAGATATATTAAAGGGCCGAGGCGTCGAAGGGTTTAAAAAAGGCGGCAAGGTTAAAGGTATGATGCGCGGCGGCATGGCTCGTAAGGGTTTTAAGGCTGGTGGTAAAGTAGACGGCTGTAATCCTGCGGTGCAAATGTCTGGCATAAAACAAGGAACTACTTACTGATGGCTACTTCAGGTTCACGCGACTTTAACATGGACGTTGGCGAAATTATCGAGGAAGCGTACGAACGCTGTGGCCTCGAGGTTCGCACGGGCTATGATGCCAGAACGGCGCGGAGGTCGTTGAACCTGATGTTTGCCGACTGGGCGAATAGAGGGTTAAACCTGTGGACTGTTAAACAGGCCACAATTACTTTGACCCAAGGGCAAGCCCAAGAAACTCTTACCAGCGATGTTGTTGATATATTGGATGTTGTGGTTCGTAGGAATAATACGGACTACTCGATAGATCGGATCAGTCGTGGGGATTATTCGGGGCTACCCAACAAAACAACGCAGGGGCGACCAAGCCAGTTTTATTTTGATAGGCAGATCGACCCCGTAATTAACCTCTGGGCAGTTCCTGAAAACTCAACAGATCAACTCATTTATTATTACGTTCGGCGGATCGACGATGCTGATACCCTTGTTAATACTACTGACATGCCTTTTCGTTTTTATCCTTGTATGGTGGCGGGGTTAGCATATTACATGGGCATGAAACGAGCACCCGAACGCTTGCAGATTTTAAAGTCGGTGTACGAGGAAGAGTTCCAACGTGCAGCGGACGAGGATGAAGGTCGCACACCATTGAAGTTGCAGCCTAGCATTCGTTACTTGAGGGCATAATGACATACGCTAGTGGTAAACATGCTTGGGGTATATCGGATCGGTCAGGTCGCCGTTACCGTCTTCGTGAGATGAAGAAGGAATGGACGGGTGCCTTGGTGGGTCCTGATGAGTATGAACCCAAGCATCCACAGCTAGAACCTATTCGTGTAGGTCCTGATCCACAAGCCTTGTACAATCCGAGACCAGAAACGGGGTTGCCTAATCAACGAGCGACACAGTGGGGCTGGAACCCTGTGGGGTACAATTACCAAGACGGGCTATCGCCGCCAAATAAATTGGTTGCGGTTGGTTCAGTCGGAACAGTGACGGTGACGACATGAGCATGACATACGATGAACTGAAAACAGCCATTCAGGATTATACGGAAAACGATGAGACAAGTTTCGTAAACAACTTGCCTTTGTTTATCAGGTTGGCGGAAGAGCGTATTTTAAAAAGTGTACAGCTTAACTTGTTCCAAAAAAACCAGTCGGGTATTATGACGACTGGCAATAAGTATCTTGCAGCGCCTTCCGATTTCCTTGCTCCATTTTCGTTAAGTATAGCTGTAAGCGGCTCACAAGAGTTTCTGTTGTTTAAAGATTTAGACTTCGTGCAGACGTATACACCTGATGCGACAACCACAGGACAGCCAAAATACTACGCGCAGTTTGATGTGGATAATTTTATTTTAGGTCCTACACCTGACGCTAACTACACTGTGGATATACATTACTTGTACCGACCTGCGTCTTTGACTGTGGGAGCAGGATCGGGAACTACTTGGCTGTCTGATAATGCAGAGATTACGCTATTGTATGCTTCTTTGGTCGAGGCGTATACTTATATGAAAGGTGATCCGAACCTGATGCAGATGTACAACCAGCGTTTTGCAGAGGGTATTTCACGATTGAAAAACCTTGGTGAGTCTCAAGAGGTTATTGATGAGTATCGTTACGGTCAGATTAGGAAACCACGCACATGATTCCAGAGTTAAATATAGATTTACCTAAAGATTTTAAGGTAGAGGTACACACCACTCAGAACCGTGGCTTTACGCCAGAAGAAATAGCAGAACGGTGTGCAGAAAAAATCATTTCGGTTTCAGATGAAGCACATCCTGCAATACAAGCGCAAGCTCGTGCTTTTCAGAAACGTATTGTGCAGTTGGTAGGGTTCTATTTACGCGAAGCTGTTAAAAGTGATCGAACTACTGTATATAATGCAATCAAAGATGCGGGGCACCCTGACCTCGCTGAACTTATAAGGAGAATGTGACATGGCCTTTTCAGGAAACTTCATGTGCACCAGCTTTAAGAAAGAGCTTCTTGAGGCTGTTCACAACTTTAAAAACTCAGGTGGTAGCACCTTTAACCTCGCGCTTTATACAAATAGCGCGTCCTTCGATGCCTCAACAACCGCGTATACGGCGACAAACGAGGTGTCTGGAACTGGGTACACTGCAAAGGGTGGTGAGCTTACTCGGGTTGATCCAAGCACAAGTGGTACAACAGCGTTAACTGATTTTGCTGATTTAACATTTAGCACGGCGACAATCACCGCCCGTGGCGCGTTGATCTTTAACGAGAGCGCATCGGGCGATCCTTCGGTTGTGGTGCTAGACTTTGGCGGCGACAAAACATCAACAGCAGGTGATTTCACCATTGTATTTCCCACAGCGGACGCCAGCAATGCTATCATCCGTATAGCTTAAAGGAGTTTGTAGGTGGCCTCGTCAACTCTATACCAAGGGTGGGGTCGATCCACATGGAGTAATGGGTCGTGGGGTAGTCCCATTCTCGAAGTCTCTGTGGACGGGGTTGGGGCCACGGGATCCGTTGGCTCTGTTTCAGTTGTAGCGAATGCAAATGTAGCTCCGACGGGAGTTGCGGCTACAGGGTCCGTTGGTAGTGTCACAATCGATGCCGCAGCAAATGTACCCGTTACTGGCCTTGCGGCTACAGGGTCCGTTGGTTCTGTTTCAGTTGTTGCCGAGGCTAATGTGTCTCCGACTGGTCTTGAGGCTACAGGTCAGGTTGGCACTGCAACCGTTACCGCAGACGCAATAACCCCTGTTACTGGTCTTGAGGCTACGGCATCTGTTGGTAGTGTTACAGTTAATGCCGCCGCCGATGTCTCTGTCACGGGTCTTGAGGCCACTGGTAACTTAGGTTCTGTTACAGTCACAGGCACAGCAAACGTACCAGCGACTGGGGTTGAAGCTACAGGCACAGTTGGCAGTGTTTCAATCGAACTTGGAATGACCGTTTATGTAACGGGAGTTTCCGCCACAGGGTCCGTTGGCTCTGTCTCAGTTATTGCAAAAGCAAACGTATCTCCTACAGGAGTTGCAGCTACAGGTCAGGTCGGTCAGCCGTTAGTATGGGGCCGTATTGTTCCAGATCAAAATCCGAGTTATACTTCAATTAACCCGAACCAATCTCCAGGTTGGACGGAAATAGCAGCATAGGATAGAAAATGCCTAGTACATATACATTGAACAACGGTATTGAACTCATAGCCACTGGTGAACAGTCGGGTACATGGGGCGATACAACAAACACAAACTTTGAACTTTTAGACACTTCGTTAGACGGACAGGTTACCGTTACTCTAGCGTCCACGGGGTCATCAGGTTCTCCAAACACACTTCCTGTTTCGGACGGTGCGGCGTCGAATGGTCGTAATCGTTTAGTTATTTTTGATGACAGCAGCGACCTTGGAGGCACTGCATTTGTGCAGTTGACCCCGAGCGATGCCGAAAAGATCATTTACGTTCGCAACAGTTTATCTGGTTCGCGCAGTATTCTGTTGTTTCAAGGAACATATAGCGCGAGTAACGACTATGAAGTTCCTGCGGGGACGACGGCGGTTGTGTTCTTTAACGGTGCAGGTTCTGGCGCGGTAGCGGCGAATGTATTTAACAATGCGCACTTTGATGCGTTAAACGTCGATGGGGATGCTGTTTTTAAAGGCGCAAATTATGACATGACTTGGGACAAGTCAGCAGACACCCTTCAATTTAGAGACAACGGCCTTACAATTAATTCGTCTGTGGATGGTCAGTTAGACATTGATGCAGATACTGAAGTTCAAATTACAGCGCCAACTGTTGATATTGATGCGTCAACAGCAATGACAGTTGATACAACAACACTTACCGTAACTGGCAATACTGTTTTAGATGGCGACCTAACCGTAGACACCGACACCCTGTACGTCGATAGCTCGAATAATCGGGTGGGAATTGGAGCCTCATCGCCAGAGCAACTTTTAGAAGTTCGCGGAAACGATGAAGTTGCGAGATTTAGGGGTTCAGATAATGAATTTTTGGACATTCAAGCAAACGATGGTGGTCGTGTTGATTTAGATGCAAACAATGCAACTGGATTTTCTTTTTCTATAAACACAAATCCAGCGGTAGTTATCGACGGTTCAAAGCGATTTTTGATTGGAACAACCACCTCAAGAGTTGTTGGGGGGAGTGCGGAAGCAGTCACGCAAATTTATAGTACCTCTAATGGTGCGTTGCTCTCCTTGTTTAGAGATCAAGCCTCTAACAATGGTGGTGCTATTATCCGTGCGGGTAAAGCCAGAAATGGAGCGATTGTTCAAGATAATGACACAATTTTTAGTCTTGAAGCGGTTGCTCATGATGGAACAGATATGGGGTCTTTCGCAGGGACAATCGCGTTTTTAGTGGATGGTACGCCCGGAGCTAATGATACGCCGAGCAGAATAGCCTTTTACACCACCGCAGATGGTTCGTCTTCTGGAACCGAGCGTATGCGGATTACCCAAGAGGGTGTCGTTGTTATTGGGTCAAATACTTCAAGTCATGGCGCAAATGCAAGGCTTCAAGTCCGAGACACCGAAGATACGGCGATCAGCGCAAATGACGTTTGGAATGCAGGGACAACCTCTGTTTTAGACATTCGGAACGCAAGCAATACGCAGTTCAGCTATTCAGGTATCAACCTGTTTGGTGGGTCTTCCAGCAACTCGTTTGCTGGCATATATATGGTGCAAACCACTGCCAACAGTGAAGGTGCTTTGACTTTTTGGACTGGCGGTCTTGGCGCTGGGTCACCATATGCTTACGAAGCCATGCGCATTGACTCATCGCGGCGGCTTTTGATTGGGGCTACATCAAATAGTGCCGTTGGTGGGCACCAAGCGGCGTTGCAAGTTGTGGGTTCTAATAGCTTCAATGAAGCTACTATAACCATTCAGGGTAATCAAAATAACTCTAATGGCGCATACTTAGGGTTTTCTTCGAGTAGAGGTACAACAGCGGGTTCCACTACAATCGTTCAAGACGATGACACTTTGGGGCAAGTTTATTTTGTTGGTGCTGATGGAACAGATTTAGGCACCGTTGCGGCTGCGATGACAGCACAAGTAGACGGAACTCCTGGTTCTAACGACATGCCAGGAAGACTTATTTTTTCTACAACCGCAGATGGTTCAGCATCACTTACCGAGCGTATGCGGATTTCAAGTGACGGCGTTATAAAAATGACAACTGACGAGTTATTGCTTTACCAATCAGGCGATAGTCTTGTCGATTTAATTATGGACAGCAACCGCCCCAGCTCAAATCAAACGATAGGCCGTACACGGTTTTATTGGAATGGTGATGAGGTCGCACGGGTTGAGGGTTTAACAGGCGCAGACACCACAAATAAAGACGATGGTCGCCTCAGATTCCTAACACAGAAAAGCGGAAACACAACGCTAACCGAAGCGATGCGGATAGACGAAAACCAAGTCGTTCTAGTTAACACAACAACTGCATACGATGACATTCAAAGTCTTTTAGAAGGTTCAAATACCCCTGTCATGTTGCAAGTTGGAACTTCGGGTTCGGGAGAAAGCGCAGCGGCATTCATTAACAACCACAATTCGGCTGGTGGTTATGGCGGCAACTTAACGCTTGGTCGTGTAAAAAGCACACGCACTGTTTTGTCTAGTGATATGCAGCTAGGTGCAATTCACTTTAATGGTGATGACGGTTATAGCATCGTTCAAAGTGCCGCAATTCAAGGATACGTTGATGGTTCGCCTAGTGGTGGTGATATGCCTGGACGCCTTTCCTTCCGTACCGCTCTTGACGGAACAGACACTCTTACTGAACATATGCGGATTAGTAATTCAGGACAAATTTATCAATATGCAGGAATCGTAAGAGCGCAAAATTATGCTTATGTGAGCATGTCGAGTGGTACAGCCTCTGCAACTCTAGTTTCTAACATGAGTAGCATCATAACAGGTAGTTTTGGGATGTGTAAGATTCTTATGCATGGTAATGAAAATGCAGCAACAAACTCATCAGCACGACAATATATAGTTTTGAAAAGAACAGGTGGTTTTGAAATAACAGAAATAGGCACTGGAATTACATATGGAAACAATAACGGAAACTGTACGCTATCAATCAGTGGAATTGCTTTAATTGCTACAAGGGCAGGAACAGGTGGAACGGGTAACTGCATGGTGTCTTTTGAAGTTCTTTATCGTTAACCCTCAACAGCACAGGAGAAATAAACAATGGCTGTTACACACACATGGTCAGTAAGTGACCAACTACAAACCAGAACACAGGACGGACTTTCCGAAGTCGTATTCTCTGTTGTCTGGCGGCTTAACTCAGAAGAAACTATAGGATCAGGCGATGATGCTGTAATCTACCGCATCTCCTCTGCAAACCAAATCAGTTTGAATACTGACAACCTAGACCCTGCGACGTTCACTGCGTTTGCTGACCTGACAGAAGATCAGGTTGTTGGCTGGGCTAAGTCAACCATTGACGCTAACGCCGCTGAAGGCGAAGGTGTGACATGCGCCGAGTGGGAAGCAGGGCATGATCGCAATATTGCGAAACAAATCAACCCACCCACCGCCGTAGAAACCGCCCCTTGGGCAACCCCAAACCCTTAATTTAGGAGACTGACAAATGGCTGAGAAAAAAACAACGCCTATCGTCATCGACGACAAAGAATACACTTTTGAAGACATGACCCCTGAACAGCAGGAAATGGTAAACCACGTTGCAGACTTGGATCGCAAACTATCCTCGGCACGGTTTAACACAACCCAGCTAGAAGGTGGTCGTAAATTCTTTGTGGACATGCTAAAGTCTTCATTAGAAGGTACTCCTGAGAATGCACAGGAAGTTGCCGCCGAATAAATGCTGGGAGTAACGAATGCCACTAACCAAACTCCAGTTCCGACCAGGAATAAATAGAGAAACCACGTCCTATTCTAACGAGGGCGGTTGGTTCGATATGGACAAGGTTAGATTTCGGTTTGGTTACCCAGAAAAAATAGGTGGGTGGGAGAAGTCTTCTTCCACCTACTTTTTAGGTACATGTCGTGCATTGCACCCATGGGTTGCCTTGAATGGCGAACGCTATCTTGGCGTGGGTACACACCTAAAGTATTATATAAATGAGGGCGGCGGATATAACGACATCACTCCTATTCGTGTCACAACATCCGCAGGGGATGTAACATTTTCTGCTTCAGCAAACACGCTTGGTGCAAACGTCGCAATAGGTGATACAAATATTACGCTCACGTCTTCGTCGGGATTTCCTGAATCTGGTCGTATTAAAATAAACAGCGAGATAATTACCTACGCCGCTGTATCTGGCAATATATTGCAGGGTTGTTTGCGCGGTCAATCGAGTACAACTGAGGCGGCTCACACATCGGGTGACGCGGTGCTTTGTGCCACGCTTATCGTTACTGACGCCGACCACGGTGCTTTAGAGAATGACTTTGTCACTTATTCAGGTGCGACAACTCTAGGGGGCAACATCACTGCGGCTATCCTAAATCAAGAATATCAGGTTGTTAGCAAGGTCAACGCCAACAGCTATCTTATAGAGGCCAGAGAAGAAGCCTCTCTCCCCAGTATTACCACCACTACAGGTTACACTCCCACTTACGTCTTTGCGTCTACAAGCGACAGCGGAAACGGCGGCTCAAGCGTCGTTGGTGCATATCAGATTAACACGGGTCTCGACACGACTATCGTAGGCACAGGCTGGGGCGCAGGAACGTGGAGCCGTGGAACTTGGGGCAGCGCAGCTTCTTTGGCAGCATCAGGACAAACGCTTCGCATCTGGTCGCATGACAACTTTGGTGAGGATCTTTTGATCAACGTACGGGATGCGGGTATATACTACTGGGATAAAACCAACGGCATGACAAATCGAGCCGTGGCAATCAGCGATTTAGTAGGGGCAAACACGGCTCCGACTATTGCTAAAAAGGTTCTTGTTTCTGACAGAGACAGACACGTCATAGCCTTTGGCTGTGATCCACAGGACAACATCGGTACGCAGGATCCGTTGCTCATACGGTTCTCGGACCAAGAGTCCATTACCGATTGGGCGGCTACAGCAACCAATACAGCAGGGGACTTGCGCCTCGGTTCTGGGTCCGAAATCATTACCGCCGTCGAAACGCGGCAGCAGGTGCTTGTGTTTACTGATGTATCGCTTCACGCAATGCAGTTCCTTGGACCGCCGTTTACCTTTGGTATCAACACTGTGTCGGAAAACATTACAATTGCTAGTCCACTGTCTGCCATCGCCATTGAGGATCAGGTGTACTGGATGGGTGCGGAAGAGTTTTATGTTTACTCAGGTAACGTGCAACGATTGCCATGTTCTGTTCGGGACTATGTGTTTAGTGACATCAATAGCGATCAGCTAGAGAAAGTAACGGCGTCCACCAACACCGCATTTTCTGAGATATGGTGGTTCTATCCATCGGCTTCGAGCACCGAGTGCGATAAATACGTTGTGTATAACTACCAGCAGCAGATTTGGTACTACGGATCTATGAATAGAACATGCTGGTTGGATCGTGGCGTCGAGAGTTTTCCGATTGCAGCAAGCACAGACCACGCGTTGTACTTACACGAACGTGGGTTTGATGATGGGTCAACAACCCCTGCAAGTGCAATCACCGCGTATATTGAGAGCAGTCAAATGTCGATGGGTGAGGGAGACAACTTCGTATTCCTACGCAAGCTCATTCCTGACCTGACGTTCCGAGATAGCACGGCGGTGTCTCCGTCGGCTACAATGACGCTTCAAACGCGTAATTATCCTGGTGGCGCGTACCTCCAGACAAACAGCAAGACTGTAACCAAAACGGCATCAGTGCCTGTGGAACAGTGGACCAACGAAGTAAATGTCCGACTGCGTGGTCGTTCGTTTGCGTTTAAAATAGAAACAACAGACACAGGCGTGGGGTGGAGACTTGGTTCTCCAAGGGTAGAAGTGCAGCCTGACGGGATGCGGTAATGTCCAGAAATCTTGTCCTACCATTCTTTCCTGTTGCGCCGAAAGACTATAATCAACAATACCTCGAAGAGGTGGTTCGCTCGTTTGCGGTCTATCTTGAGCAAATGCAAAACCCAGGAGAGGGTCGCAATACTTTTTCCGTTTTTACCAACCTTCAAACCGACGACAGCGGCCTAGAGCCAGGGGCTATCTTTAACCACGATGGATATGTTAGAGTGCCAGTAGAACATTCTCCATATGTTCGTGGATCCCAAGCTACGGGCACAGTTGGAACAGTAACAGTGAGTACGCCATGACCGATACAATTATAACAATGCCCGACGGGTCGCGCTGGAAACCTTCGTCATCTTCTGATACAGTGCATTGTGTAAACTGTGATAACGCAGTTGACACGCCAGAAGAAGTCGCAAGCTACCCCGATGGGAACTGTCCAGATTGCGGACAGTCTTGGACAGGCGCAGAAAAACGCAGTACAACGATTACAGTAACTGCGCCAGAAGCTATTCGAGGTGAAGCATAATGTCATTATTAGGTGCACTAGGTGGATTAGTTGGATTTGCGATGGGTGGCCCTGCGGGGGCCGCGCTTGGTTCTGGCATTGGGTCTCTTGCATCTGGCGGTGATATAGGTGACGCCCTGAAATCAGGCATGTTAGGCTTTGTTGGTGGCGGAGCTATGGCTGGTATGGGGGCCGCAGGTGGTCAAGGTATTGGCTCGTTGCTTACTTCAATGGGTCTTGGAGGCCAAGCAGCAACAACAATGAATCCACTGGCACGAATTGGTTCGGCTATGACTGGTGGCAATGCAGCCGCAGGTGGCGCAGCAATGAACCAAATGAGCAACATGGCTCGTGCGGGTAGCGCAATGGGTGGCGCGGGTGGCGGTGGTCTAACCAACCTGTTTAATCTTGGTCCACAGGGCGGTTCGATCTTGTCCAACCCGATGATCCAAGCGATTGCACTACAGGCTTTAGAGCCAAAAGAAGTTAAGATGACCACGCCACTACAAGATCGGCAGTTAGCTACGGGGGAAAGACTACCAAGTTACCGTGGCACACAGGCTAACGACGTTCGCCGTCGTAACTTTGCTATGGGCGGTTATGTAGAAGGGCCAGGTACGGGCACGAGTGACTCGATTCCTGCACAGATTTATCAAAACGGTATGCCAGTACAGGAAGCGGCGCTTTCTGACGGTGAGTTTGTATTGCGAGAAAGAGATGTCAACGCTATAGGCGGCGGAGATCCTGGTGTTGGAGCAGCGCGGTTATACGCCATGCAACGCCAATTTGACCAAGGAGGTATGGCATGAGCGACACTGATGACACAGGTATGGGCCGCAGTGCGAACTTTATTCCCGAATACCAAGAACGATTTCTAAAAGACTTACTAGCCAACGTCTACAATGTTGAGCTTGATGACCAAGGTAACCCGCTCCTCGATGAAAGTGGGCAACCGATTGTTACGGGTATTGCCGCTGATTCTCCGTTGTATGGTACACCTGTACTGGATGCCGATGGCAACCAGATGTTCGAAACAGACCCGACCACAGGGGAGCAGCTACTAGACTTCCGTGGTCAACCAATTCCTATGGTCGAAGGGGGTGTTCGTCGTCCTGACGTAGCACCAATGACCCCGAACCAGCTAGAAGCCATACGTCTGGCGGAAGAGGGCGTGGGAGCCTTTAGTCCCATGTTTGATCAGGCGCAAGCAGCGTTTGGTGGTTTTGAGTTTAACGATGACGGTTCAGTAAAAACAGACGCAGAAGGCAACCCAATCCGCTCGGGAGCCATTGGTCAGGTTGGTGAGGGTGTGGGTGCCGTAGGTGAGGGCGTTACAGAGTTACGCGGAACCACGGGCCTGTATGATACAGCCACACGTCGAGCGGCAACGGATCCAATATTCTCGGACTTCAAAGAAGATGTAATCGGGGACACCGCGACAGATGTTGGTACAGCAAGTACCTCTATAGGCAGTGCCGCAACAGGTGGGGCCGCTGGTATACGCAGTGCCGCCGCAGGTGCGGACATTCTTGGACAGGCTGGTACAGCGCAGCAAGGTATGCGTGACGCAGGTGCGGGTATCGCGGGTCAGGTCGGAGCGGCACAGACTGGTGTAGACGTAGCGGCACAACGTGCCCGTCAAGCGTCGGCGCAAGCGCAGCGTGATCTGTCGGGTGCAGGAGCCTTTGGTTTGGGAGCCGCCGCAGAAGGCATTAGCCGTCTAGACGACACCACTGGGGCGTTTGATCCACAGGGTATTGGCGCGTTTATGAACCAGTATGAGGATGCAGCCGTACAACAGGCCATCCAAGACATCGCTCGAGCAGGGCAGATGCAAAGAAACGAGCTTGGTGCACAGGCCGTAGGCGCGGGAGCCTTTGGTGGATCTCGCGAGGCGGTAGCGCAGCAGGAACTCGGACGGAATATTCTAGAGCAGCAGGGTCGCACCGCAGCAGGAATGCGTCAGGCAGGGTTTGAGAGTGCCGCGCAACGTGCACAATCAGCCTTCGAAGCACAACAGGGCCGTGGTCAAACAGCCGCGCAGCTTCGTGGTCAGCTTGGTCAGGCGGGTGCAGGTACGGCATTAAATGCAGCAGAGGCCGCAGGTAGACTGGGGCTATCCGCAGAGCAGCTTGCACAGACAGGATCTTTGCAGGGTGGTCAGCTTGGGTTGTCAGGTCAAACCAATCTAGCGAGTATCCTGCAACAAGCAGGGCAGATGGGTATATCAGCGGAAGAAGCTGCGGCACAGTTGGGTATCAGTGCGGAGCAAGCAGCCGCAGGAATGCAAATGCAAGGTGCAGGAGCACAAGCGGATCTATCCATGGGTCTAGCGGGTCTACGGGGCACAGGCTTCGAGATGTCGCAGAACCTTGGTCAGTCTGCGTTCGAGGATCAGATGCGCCGTGGTCAGAACGCTTCACAGATATTTGGTCAGCTTGGTCAGGGCCTCGGCTCACTGGCGGGTCAGCAAACAGACATCGGCGTACGTCAGGCTGCGTTGGGCGAAGCTGCACAGCAAGCCAACCAGAGCGATGTCAATTCACTATTCAACATCGGAGCCTTGGAACAGGGTCAGATGCAATCAGAGTACGACGTACAGCGTCAGGCAGATATCGAAGAAGCATACGAGCCATATCAACGGTTCAACTACATGTCCGACATTTTCCGAGGTGTACCTTCTACTCAAAGTTCACTAACCGTACAAAGTGTGCCAACACCAAGCCCCGTGTCCAATATCATAGGTATGGCGCAGGGTCTTCAGGGTTATCAAAACGCTGGTGGCGGTGGGATATTCGGATAAGGGTGTAGTCGATGGAACAAAACGTATTCAACCGCAAACTCTTCAAGCGTAAGTCCGATGCAGCGAACAAAACCGCTGCTCGGGACAAGCTGCGTTCGATGGGTGGGATCATGGCATCCTCGGAGCCGTTGCTTCAAGAGGCGATGAAAGCGGTACAGAGTGCGCCTACACCACAGATCGACATACAAGGTATCATGCAAGCACAGAAACGGATGGGTCCGATGCCCTCCGCTCCGATGCCGCAGGTTGCACCGCAGATGCCGCAAATGCAGCAGCCGCAAATGTCGCCGCAACCCGCACCTC